CGGAAACGCCCCCCATCCGTCAAAACGGAAACGCCCTAATTTTTGGGAAACAAACACGCATGAGCAAACCTTTCCAGGCTGACGTGGTCCAGCGGGACCCGGCGAAGCTGACGCCCTACGCCCACAACGCCAAAACCCATCCCGAGAGCCAGATCGACAAGATCGCTGGCTCCATCGCCGAGTACGGGTTCGATCAGCCCATCGTGGTTGACGCCGACGGTGTGGTCATAAAGGGCCATGGACGACGGCTGGCGGCAGTGCGCCTCGGGCTCACGTCGGTCCCGGTGATCGTTCGCGATGACCTGACCCCGGCACAGGTAAAGGCGGCACGGTTGTTGGACAACAAATCCGCTGAGTCCGATTGGGACCTGGATCAGTTGGTGATCGACCTGAAGGCGCTCAAGGATGAAGATTTCGAGGGTCCGCTCGGGTTCGATGAAAACGAAATTGCCTCCATGCTGGCTAACGGTTTGGATGAGCCGGGCGGTTTGAACGATGATGGTGTTCCGGAGCCTCCCGCCGCTCCCGTTTCGCAAACCGGCGACTTGTGGTTGCTGGGCGATCATCGACTACTCTGTGGCGATAGCACTGAGCCGGACGATGTCAAACGCCTGATGAATGGCGAGCGCGCAATCCTGTTCGCCACCGATCCGCCGTATCTTGTCGATTACGACGGTACCAATCATCCGCAAAACAGTGCGCGCAAAGCCAAGGTGGCAAAGGGCGACACCAGCGGAACCGATGGCAACAAAGATTGGTCAGAAACCTATGGCGTCACCTGGGACGATTCCTCCCAAGGCCCTGATCTTTATCGTGGCTTCATTTCGGCGGCGATTGCGGAAGCCATCCAGCCCAATGCGGCCTGGTATTGTTGGCATGCGTCGCGACGCCAGGCCATGTTGGAGGAAGTCTGGATGGAGTTGGGCGCGTTTCAGCACCAACAGATTATCTGGAATAAGGAGAAGGGTGTCCTCACCCGCTCCAAGTATCTCTGGAAACACGAACCATGCCTGATGGGTTGGATCAAAGGCAACATGCCGCCCAAGGTGGACGGAGCTGACTTCTTGCCGTCGGTCTGGGACATTCATGGTCTTTCGGGCGAAGACCGCCCCGATCACCCAACGCCGAAGCCACTTGATTGCTTTGCCATCCCGATGCGTCAACATGTGGAGATTGGTGGTCTGTGTTACGAGCCCTTCTCCGGCTCAGGTTCGCAGATTATGGCCGGTGAAAGCACCGGACGCCGTGTTTATGCCATGGAGATTGGGCCGACATATGTAGACGTGGCGGTTATGCGATGGCAAAAAGCAACAGGTAAAACCGCGATTCTGGATGGTGATGAGCGTTCGTTTGATGAAATTAAAGAAGAAAGAGTATCCACATGAGACAATCGAAGCGAATGTCATTATTGGAATCATTGATTAATGTGGCCGTTGGATATGGCGTTGCCGTATCGGCTCAGATATTGGTGTTTCCCTTGTTTGGGCTTGAAGTCCCTTTGGCAGACAATCTTGTCATTGGGGCGATATTTACCGGCATTTCGATTGTGCGGAGTTATACGTTGCGTCGGATTTTTGAAGAAATCCGTGTACGTAAAGTCTGGGTTTGAAGCGGAATTAAAACCGTTCAGTGAAAGCGTAAAACCGAACAACCTTACCATCTCGCAATGCAATGCTGGCAATGGCGGCATCTAGGTCGATGTGGTCAATGTTAATCATGTCCAATGCTCGCTTGCCGGTCTTTCCTGAATGGTGGGTAATATAATGTTCGATCATTTCCAGAAGCTCGCTTTCGCTTGATGCGCGGTTCCAGGGGCGCGGAATTTCTGTGCTGCCATCGTTCATTAGAATAGCAATGTTGGTCATAAATTTTTCTCCTGCTTCAATCAATTGGCTAAACCAGTAACGCTCTATGTTGCGAGCAGATCAACGTTAATAGACTGTATTAAAGGGGTTTTTGAGCGATCATGGCCGAAAATGCTCAATCCGCCGATGTGTTAGCGAAGTTGCTCGATATTACTGAACGGCGTGTGCGCCAGCTCAGTGCCGAGGGGATCATCCCCAAGGTGTCGCGTGGGCGCTATGAGATGGTAGGCGCGGTGCGGGGTTACATTCGGTATCTGCGGGATCTAAACCTGCAAAGTGATGTCGGTCCGGCTGACTACGCCACCCAGCGCGCCCGGCTTGTGAAAGCCAGGGCCGATTTGGCCGAGATGGAAGCCTCCGAGATGCGAGGTGACTTGCTGTCCGCTCCTGACGTAACGGCAGCCTGGACGGAGATCGTGGCGCTGATACGGGCACGGCTGCTGGTGCTGCCCGACAAAATCGCACCGGTGGTTCATGAAACGACAAGTATCAACCAAGCCAAAGACGTCATCAAAAGGGCGGTCTTCGAGGTCCTCACGGAAATCTCAGAAACCGAAGTCAAGATTACGCCTCGAGCTGATGGGGACGCCGCAATTGAAAAGGGCGGTGACGACGACCTGCAAGGTCGCGGCTCCTCCGCCGAACCTGACCATCAGCCAGTGGGCGGACAAATTCCGTAAGCTCAGTTCGGAATCCAGTTCCGAGCCGGGACAGTGGCACACGGATCGGGCCGAGTATCAGCGTGAAATCATGGACGCGGTGTCGGACGCCTCGGTGGAAACCGTGGTGATTAAATCGTCATCGCAAATTGGGAAGTCAGAAATCGGTCTTAACATGGTCGGTTATCATATCGATCAGGATCCGGCTCCTATGATGGTGGTGCTACCCGCTGAGCGTGATGCGGAGTCCTGGTCGAAAGACCGCTTCGCCCCCATGGTCCGGGACATGCCCTGCCTTCGGGTGAAGTTGTCCGGCCCGAAGTCTCGGGATGGATCGAACAAGATACTGCATAAGAAGTTTATCGGCGGGCAGTTGACGCTGGTGGGCTCCAACGCGCCGTCGGGTCTGGCCATGCGTCCGATCCGTATTTTGCTGTGTGACGAGGTCGATCGCTATCCGGCCAGCGCTGGTCCGGAAGGTGACCCGGTTAACCTGGCTAAGAAACGCACGGTGACCTTTTGGAACCGTAAGATCATCCTGGTATCGACGCCGACGATCAAGGGTGCCAGCCGGATTGATGCGGCCTGGGAAGACAGCGACAAGCGCCGCTATTGGGTGCCGTGCCCCCATTGTGGTGAGCTCCAAATTCTGCGCTGGGAGCAGGTGCGCTGGACCAAGTTTGAAAAAAGCAAAGGCAAGACGACCAAACATCTGCCTGAAACGGCCCACTACGCTTGCGAACACTGCGGCGGTGCCTGGACCGACTCCCAACGCTGGGCGGCGATCCGTTTGGGAGAATGGCGGGCTGAAAAACCTTTTGTGGATACTGCCGGTTTCCATCTGAACGAGATCTATTCGCCTTGGAAAAAACTGGAGGAAATGGCACGGGATTTTCTCGCCGCCAAGGACATGGGTGAAGAAGCCATGAAGGTGTTCGTCAACACGTCGTTGGGGGAAGCCTTCGAGATCCGAGGCGAGGCTCCGGAATGGGAACGCATTTACAATCGCCGGGAGGATTATGCCATCGGCACTGTGCCTGATGGTGGACTGTTCTTAACCGCCGGGGCCGACGTGCAGCGTGACCGCATTGAGGTCGAGGTAGTGGCCTGGGGTCGCAACCGGGAAAGCTGGTCAGTGGATTACCGAGTGCTTCTAGGTGACACGGCCAAATCCGACGTCTGGAATAAACTGAGCGCCATGCTGGAGGAACGGTTCCCCCATGCTGGCACTGGGGCAGACTTGGTGATCGAGCGCATGGCCGTTGATTCCGGCTATGCCACTCAGGAAGTCTACGCCTGGTCACGAACCGCACCGCTCGGGCGGGTCATGCCCATCAAGGGTGTCGATAAAAGCCGCTTTCCCATACAGGGGCCGAGCGACGTTGAGGTCAAGATTGGCAAGCGTAAACGCAAGCGCGGGGCCAAGCTTTGGACGGTTTGCGGCCCGGTGTTTAAGGCCGAACTGTACGGCAATCTGCGTCATGAAGAGCCTGACGAGATGGATGGCGAAGATGGGTTTCCGCCGGGGTATTGTCACTTTCCCCGGTACGATCCGGAGTATTTCAAGCAACTGACCGCTGAACAGGCCGTTACCCGGGTTAAGAAAAACGGCTTTGCCGTCATTGAATGGCAGAAAACCCGAGAACGCAACGAAGCGCTGGACTGTAGGGTCTATGCCCGCGCGGCCGCCGAGCATGAATTGGTGCGTTTGACCGAGCGCGTGGCGCGTAACAAAGAGCGCAAACTGGAAGAGGGTGCCAAAAAACAGATCGTTCCCGATGCGGTGAAGACCGAGCAGGTCCCAACACCGCCGGAAACCAGAACGGCAACTTCGACACGCTGGGCTGAACCGATACTATCCGACGATCCCTGGCTGTGATCGGCCCTGTAAACAGGCACTGAATAATGACTGATTTAGCAACACTTGAAACCCGGCTCTCGCAAGCCGAGGCGGCACTGCATTTGCTTGCAACGGGAAGCCAGCGCCAGCTCGTCGATATCGGAAACGGAGGGCGTGTCGCCTATACGGCAGCAAACGTCGCCGATCTCCGTCTCTATATCGCTGGCCTTAAAAATCAGGTTGCCAAGCTCAAGGGGCTGCCCGGACGACGTCCCATCTACGTGGAATTCTAAATGCTTCAGCGCCTCCGATCATTTATCTCGCGGCCAAAGGCTAAAGCGGGAGCCCATGAGGGTGCGTCTCTGGTCAACCGGGAGACAGCGTCGTGGCTGCCGTCCTTCGGATCGGCGGATGCGGATCTGCTGGATGACCTGCCCGTATTGCGGGCCCGCAACCGTGATTTGGCCATCAACAACGGCATTGCGTCCGGTGCGATCCAGACCGTCATCGACAATGTGGTCGGCACCGGTCTTCGTCTTTCGTCCAAGCCCGATTATCGAGCCTTGGGTCAGGACGCGGATTGGGCCGATGGCTGGAGCAACGAGGTCGAAGCCCTGTGGCGAAGCTGGGCCGATGGTACGGACTGTGACGCTGCGCGCTCGCTAAACTTTGCGGGCCTCACCCAGTTGGTGTTCCGCTCCGGTATGCTCAACGGCGAAGCACTGGCCTTGCCTTTGTGGCTGCCGGGACGGGGAGCATTTGCCACGCGATTTCAAGTGATCGAGGCGGACCGACTGGGGACGCCTTCGCACAAAACCGACGGTAAGGGTATGCGCGCCGGTATCGAGATCGATGCGTATGGTGCGCCGCTGGCATATTGGATCCGCAAGACTCATCCAGGTGACTTTCATGCCTGGGTGGCGAGCCCGGATGACTGGCAGCGCGTTCCGGCTTTGACGCGATGGGGACGCAAGCGTGTCCTTCATGTGCATGACAAGGAACGCACCGGGCAAAGCCGGGGCAAGCCCTTGTTTTCGGCGGTGATGAAACAGTTCCGCATGCTGGACAAATACCAGGGCAGCGAGCTGCAAGCCGCCGTGATCAATGCCATGATCGCGGCATTTGTTGAAACGCCGCTTGATCAAGACAGCATGGTCGAGTTGTTCGGTGGTGACACAGATCAATACCTGGCCGACCGCAACGCCTATATCAAAAACCGTGTGCGTCTCAAGGGCGGGGCGGTGATGCCGCTCTATCCCGGCGACAAGATTTCGTCGTTTGCGCCAAATCGGCCATCGGACAAGTTTGCGCCCTTCGTTGACGCCATGAACCGTCATGTGGCGGCGTCGCTCAACATGCCCTACGAGCTGTTGCTCAAGGACTTTAGTCAGACCAACTATTCCAGCGCCCGCGCTGCGCTGTTGGAAGCTTGGCGGTTTTTCAACGGGCGGCGCAAATGGCTTTCGGACCATTGGGCACAACCCGTTTATGAGCTTTGGCTTGAAGAGGCTGTCGAAGCCGGTCTCATTGAAGCGCCGGGTTTCCATGAACATCGCCGCGCATATGCCCGGGCCTCTTGGATCGGTCCCGGTCGGGGATGGGTGGATCCGGTCAAGGAAGCCAAGGCGGCGCAAATTCGCATGGATATCGGGGTTTCGACCCTGGAGCGGGAATGCGCGGAGCAGGGGCTCGACTGGGAAGAGGTCTTGGAACAGCGGGCGCGTGAGCGCAAACGCATGGCTGAACTGGGACTGCAGTCGACAGCAGAAATCGTGTCGGCGCAGCCGTTCGTTGAAGAGCCAACTCATCATGAGGATTTAAAATCATGAAATATCCCCGACTATGGTCGCGGCTCTACAACACGCCGTTGGCCATCGGGTTCGACAAGCTGCGCGTGATTGAGGGTGTG